AATTGATGATTTCTATTCCCATCTCAATGGCATGCTCTGCCGCTTGGCGGAACCAGATGGCCCAGCGGTGAAATCCGGGCTTCTGATTTTGCAGCCCTTCCGGATGACGGCCATGCCAGCGTGGTTTGTCGGACCATTGCTGATCAAAACCCAGTAATATCACACGCCGCGCCTGGAAATGATTGACCACCAAACTCAACCCGGCACCCCCTGAGTTCATGCCCCAAGAAATATGTCCGGGTTTGGGTTTCAGGCCCTCTGCCTCTTTATCGAATGGGATGTGATTTATTCCATCAATGCCATTGTAATCGGGATGCCCACACCAGATTTGCCCATCGAATCCACCATATAAATCTGGCAAATATAGATCAAGCCAGTCGTCATCATTGGTATACAGCGCATCGGCCCACGGAGCCAGGCGGAATGTGGTATTGATGACCAACACCTTTGCCTTGCCACGCACGTATTCCGCATCTTCCGCGCACATGGACGCGCCAGAGGCCAGCACAGTCCACGTTGGCGCGCCCGGCGAGTTATCGCCCGCCGGGCTGCCGGGAATCACACGTCTGACAGGGCAATAACGCCCGCAGTGTGCTTGATATCTGTAGCCACCTTGTCCCAGTTGGATCCAACGTTGATCTCGTTGTCCAGCGGCGACTTGCCGCCGCTGACGGTATCCCACGCGTAGCCCTTGAGACCCAGACCGAACGTATAGTCAGCCTGGAAGGTGGTCACGATACGTTCCAGCCCGTTGGACGTTTCGGTGTTGGTGATCAGATCGCCGGCATCGTGCACAATCGCGGCGTCGGTGACCAGACCCAACACCTTCACATCGGCACCGGTACCGGATTCCCTGAGAGCGGGGGCATCGGTAACGACAATCACGCGGCCGAGAATGTCCACGACATTCACGCCCTGCGCCTGGAACAGACGCTCAGCGTTGGCCAGATTTTGCCCGATCAGGCTGTGAAATTGAGTGCCATCCATCACGTTCGCCACGATCAGATTGGAACTGTCACCGAACTTGGCGTGAGCATTGTTGATGTCGCTATAAGTCAGATCACCGGAACCACCGTCGTAGGTGGCGTCAGCTTGTGCCTCGATAGCCGCGACAAGAGCCGCGATGGCCGAGTTGAGCATATCCTTCATGATCGATTCAGCCATGTTGCGCGAAGCCACCTCGACCGCTTCAGCGGGATTTTTCAGCATCCACGTCAACTGCCCCGGCTCGAACTGGATGGGACCAAAACCACCAGCGATCTTGACGGAGTTTTTCTGCAACTGCGTCAGGTCGGTAGCCCCTTGGGCGTCATTACTGGCGTACCGGTCAACGCGACGCTGTGCCGAATGGATCGCGGCCCAGAATGACTCGTTGAGGTAATCGCCGGTGAACCCTTCGGTAGACAGACGGATGGAGCCGCGCGAGGCGGCATTGAACTTATCGACCATCTGCCCCAATGTTTCGATGGTGGCAGGGGTCAAAAAGTCGTTAAAAACTTTCATATCAGAGAGTGCCATTTCTTACTCCTAGGCGGATTGAGCCATTAATCGTTTGATGGCCGCGACACGTTCCTCTTTGGATCCTGCCATATCGGCCTTCGCTTGTGCGGCCCCGCCGCGCCCGTTCGCACCGGCAGCCCCGCCGCCAGATGCGTTTGATGCCGCGATCAGAGGCGCAAACGCCTGATTCGCAGTAAATTCCTTGGCCAAATCATCAACGCTCAGCGCTGATGGCTTGCCCTGGGCATCGAGGACCACCGCAACGGGTTTGCCGTCGCGCACATCCATACCCAATCGTCTCTCAATGTGCGGCATCAATACATCCGCACTGCCCGGCACAGCCAGAGTAGTCGCTAATTTCAGCGCCGTTGCCTCGACCGTCTGAGCGCGAATCCATTGATTTTGCTCATCGATTTTGGCTTGACTCTCCGCTTCACGGTCTGCTAATTTCTGCTTCCAGCTGTTTTCCAGAGCTTCCACGTCGCCCGATTTCCGGGCCGCTTCCTCAACTGCCTTAGCGGCAGCTTTCTCGGCCTCTCTGGCCACCTTTTGAGCCGCTTTCTTTTCGTCTAGTAATTCCTGAACCTTGGATTTCAAACCATCCACGTCCGGGATTTCCAGCCCTTCGATCTTTAACCGGTACTTGTCCCCGGATTTTTCATACAATTTCTGTACGTTCTCATCCAGTCCATCAATGCTGTCAATTTCGTACTTCATGGCCCCAGGCCTCCTGTGTGCGGCTCAGCCGCGTTAATTACTGATTATCCGTCCTGTGTCCGGGTTCAAATTAATCCCGGCCTGATCAAAGGCCAGCGGTTCCAGACGCTGCATTTGCGCCAGCGTCAGCGGTTCGAAATTCCGTGACAGTTGCAATTGCGCGAATCTCTGCGAACTCAGCCCGCCATTGCGTAATAGATTTCCCCTCGTCGGACCAATCACCGCGTCCTGAAATTTCGCCGGCTGCCCTTTGAGCCAGTCGAAATATGTCAAGTCGGCATCGACCGGACCAAATTGACTGGATTGAGTCGCGCCCTCTTTGAGAAATGCAAAACGCTCATCCAATACCGGCACAATCGTACTGCGGCAATTTATGTGCGCCGGAGGAATCGGACCCTCGCCCATAATGAATTGTGCGCCGGAGAGACTTTGACAAATCTCTGTGGTTCGATTATCCAGCGTCGAAACCCATTCATAGCGTTTCACCGCATCATCATTTGCGGCCAGTGTTTCGATCCGCGCCACATGCGAGATATGCTGCACAGATGTTCGGACAATCGCTTCAGCCTGACGTCGTGTCACGTCCAGAATACCGTCTTTGAATAAAAGCGCCTTGGTGCCTCGAATCTCCCGCGCGATTTGTGCGTTGGTGCGACCTTCAAAAGCACCTCGGCGGATGACACCTGTCATTCGATCCACTTGTGCTTTGCTGAAATCGTTCAAAAACGGTTCCAGCAATTTACCGCCACCGGCCCCACGAATCGATAAGGGCGCGGCAAATGCTGCAGCTATAATCTGTTGCGGTGGCGGAATAACCGCTTCCCATCGGACATTCCGAACAGCCTCTGTCAGCGCCCGCGCCTCGAATGCTGCCTCGGATTCTCCAATCCGTTTTAAATTGTTGATTAATTGTTTTCTATGTCGGCTGAGAATTGTTTCGATTGTTTTCTCTACATCGGCCAGCAGAGTATTCAACCGTTTACGGGAGAATGAAGTTAACTCACCCCCCACCAGCCGCTTCCTCAACGCCAGGTCGATCTCGCGTAAAAACGGCAGGATGCTGCGTACCTGCCCAGCTTTGAGCCGCTCAAGCAAGACCTGGTGGCGAACCGAGGCGTTGAAGGCCTCAGCCGCTACGGCGACCACTATTCAGGCTCCGTTTCTTCTGCGTCCATATTCAACCCGCCGCCTTCAACCTCGATTTCCTCGGCAATGTCCTCATCGGACTTATCGGGAGCGATCAATCCGATCACCCGCATGGCGGTATTTTTATCTGCCGTTGGAATGGCTCCCGATTGCCAGGCATTGACAACCGCCAGAATCAGATTGGGATCAGCCATCAATCCAACGAAATCGGTGTCAATGGTGGCTGTTGTCTCTATTTCATTTTCTCCGGCGAACCGTGCTGCCCATTGCAGGGATTTGGTATAGGCCTGTGAGATGTTATCGCATGCCAGACTCAATACCGAGTGCGCCGCGGCAGTTTCCGATCTCGATTGTTCGGCCGTCCTGACCGCCTCTCCGGGAGTCAATAAACGCGCACCCAGGGCGATCATCTGCTGTTCTTTGCGTTCCATTGCGCTGCCGGCCAGTGTGTTCGGCTCAGCCTGTAACAGCTCCGCAGACCCGCCGGCCGGCAATGGAATGGCCGCCCTCGATCCTACATAAATCCGGTCATCCCAGACGTCCTTGATCCAGTGCTCATCCAGTCCCGCAAAAGCAAACGTCGGTTGACCGACGAAGAATGTCGATTCCTCGTAATCTGCCGAATTACGATAATGTGCCAGATTCAGATTCGCCAGATCACTCAACGGTGATCGATCAATCTCAATGTTGTTGTCAATTGCCCCAACGGCAATAAACGGAATTTCGGTCCATGGCCTACCACTGGCATCCAACGGAGTGAATTCCTCGACAACCTCCGGCACGGCATTGTCGTCCGCCTGCCAGATTCGCACCAAATAACGGCTATCCTCTAACGTCAATTCGCGCCATTGCGGCACACATTGAAATCCGTAGCCATCCGGCTGCTCAATCTGCTCATACAACACCACGAGAACGGTTCTGCCCCTGCGGTCCTTGCGCCAGTTGATGATATTTTCGGCCCGATATCGGGAAATCGTAGGCCGCAATTCCTCGGCCTTTTGCTGCGCGAGAGAGGTTACTCCCGGAGTCGTTGGATAGTCGGTGAAAAGTCCGTCTCTCCCGGTCATCAAAACCCCTTCCAAACTGGCCTGCATCTGATTCACAAACCCGGTGCCGATCCCGTCCAGATTGCCCAACAATGTCTCCATCTTCGGTGGCAGCAGAATCTCCGGCCAGCGCCTGAAGGCAATGCCGATCAAACCGCTAAGCGTCCTCGACGTGGCATTGAATAGTGACGCGCGAAACAGATATTGATCGTACCGTTCGAGATTCTCCGCCGACTCATCGTTAGGATTCGGTCGCGGTAGATACAAATCCCCTTTGGATTTGATCTGCGCTTCTCCGGCCACAATATCCCGAACTTTGGTCCATTCAGGGAGTGTGGACAAAACCTCGTCGCGCGTGAACGTGATGTCGTTGCTCAATGCGCTACTCCGAGTTTCAGTCTTGTAAGTGGCCGGCTCAGCGGGAACATGCGGTGAATGTAATAGCCACCAGCATCATTAGGATGATCCTGATCATGCTGTTTATCCGGTTCACCACGATCATTGTATGACTGCTGTTCCAGAGCCTCCGCATAGGTCGGACATTTTTCAGCATTGACGAAATACCGTCGTTCTCCCAGCGCATTGCAAAACATCGCATTCATCGCATTGATCCTGTCTCGCACCGGCGGATTTGCAGCAGGCGCCGATACCACGAAACCGGCGTCTTTCAGCAACCGAATATCCGTTTGCTGTGCCTGCACGGACCGGCGTGAACCCCCGGTTGAGTCTGGGTAAATCCTGATCTGGTGTGTTTGCCGATATTGCCCGTCAATGTATTTCCAATATTTTTCCTTGATCTGCCGGATCATGTCAGGAGTGTCATAGGCTCCCATGATTTCGTCAACAGCGTGCGGGTTGCCGTTACGTTCCACGTGGAAAACGGCCGCCATTTTGCCGACGTTGAAGTCCATGCCGACATGCAATACATCGGAGCTCTGAATCGTTTCTGTTGACCCGTTCAGCTTGCGGTCGTATTGTACATAGACCGTCCCTTGCGTCAGATTGACGAACTCGCCATTGATGT